AGAACTTCTCTAGGTAGAGGAGTTTGGATGTATGATGGACACGAGTCATTGGTCTGCAAAAAATTTATGTTACCACTTTATAAAGATCTAAGGGATTAAAGAACAAGTATGGTTGGTTTCAGAAAATAAGGAAAAGAGGGAGAGCATATTTTCAATTCAGTTGTTTAACATGAGTATCAAATCGAAATAGATTTTTCTGAATTTGATTAATCTGTACCAAGTAGTCTTATTAATAAGGCTTTTGATGTTATAGGATCAAGATTCAAGGACACACCAGAGACTAAAAATTGTTTATTTTGGATTAGGAAAAATTTATTAAATACTTTTATAGTATATCCAAGTGGATCAGTTCACTGTAAGAAAGGAGGAGTTCCATCTGGCAGTGGGTTCACTTCAATAATTGATACAGTGTGTTCCGGACTAATAATTGAAGAATTCTTTAAGAGATATAAAGATAGTAAAATAGGAAAGAAACTGAAAATGAATCATGCTGAAAACGGAGACAATCTTCTCATAGGAATTAGTAGAAAATCAAAAGATAAAATTTTAGATGAGAAAGATGTCAATTAATTTAAAAGGGACTTTGAACAATTCTGTAAAGAAAGGTTTAAAATGGAGGTTTCTGCAGAAAAATCTGTAAGTACAGATGAGAAGACATTGGGAGTGCAACAATTAGATCTACCAGGTTTACAGAGGGACTACTCTTCTGTTCACAAAAGGTGTTTTTAGTGGCTTTTTGGAGATAAAGAAACTAGACTGGGCTATAAGTCACTTAGCTCAGAACCTGATGGTGGAGCTCTCGGTAATACGCACCGATGGACATATGCGTTCTACGATCGTCCTAAATTCTGTTCTTACTATTGGAAAAAGGACGGTACAATGATAAGACCCTCAATTGAGGTATGGGAAAGACAAATTTCACCTGAGAGACCAATCCAAAATATAAAAGACTGGGTAAATATTCTATTATGTGCAGCTATGGAAAATTACGGTAACTAACATGTTACAAATAGAATAATGCACTATCTGTATGATGCCTTATGGTATTAAAATAATGGCTATGATACAATGGAAAAAGCCAAAGAGTTGTTCCTAAAGAGACTTTAAAAATTCAAGAATAAAACTCAAA